CCAGTAGCTCAGTTGGATAGAGCAACTGCCTTCTAAGCAGTAGGCCGGGGGTTCGAATCCCTCTTGGCGTACCATTTCAGATCTATGGTGGGTATAGCTCAGTCGGGAGAGCACCGGATTGTGGTTCCGGGTGTCGAGGGTTCGAACCCCTTTACCCACCCCACGAAATCGGGGATTGGGAGTGATCCCGATCCCCGTTGATTTTGCCCCGATATTGGGATGTAGTGTAATGGTAACACACCAGACTTTGACTCTGATATCGTGGGTTCGAATCCCGCCATCCCAGCCACGTCGCTGATGTTCTTCCAACTCCTGCTTCCTGCAAGCAGAAAGCATCCGTTTCCGAACACCAGCTCCTTCTTCAGCCGCGAATCGCTTCGCTGGATTCGCGTCTGATATTTTGGATAGCACAAACTTTTTCACACCGATATGCCCCAGTAGCTCAGTAGGCAGAGCACCTGCCTTTTAAGCAGGGTGTCCGGGGTTCGAATCCCCGCTGGAGCACCAAAAAGAAACCGTTGAAATTTCAAGAAAACCTTGATTTTTCAACGGTTTTTTCATTTCCCTTTCGGCGCGCTCTGGAACGTTTTGAGACGCAAACTGTTGTCAAAAGTGTTGTCAAAATCCAAGGGCAAAAACAACTTCACAGAATAAAGAAAAGGGCGCTGCCAGTTAAGGCAGCGCCCGTTCTTTATTTATCCTCATCGGCCTTGTCCTTGAGCTTTGCGAGGCAGTCGGTCAGGAACTTTGGGACTGGTGCGCCGAGGTGCGCAGCGTTTTCAACGATGCTACCCAGCTCCGTCACGATGTACCAGATAGCAACCAGCGGGAGAAACGCCGTCTTATATGTAAATGGCAGGTCGAAACCCAAGTCACCGTAGTTGATGATCGCCGACAGGGCCACATCCAGCAGCAACGCCACGAGCATGGCCACAATGCTACCGAGCTTGTGCCACAGGCCCGCACGCGCCACCGCGCTATCCCACGAGCCGGTCGATAGCGCTGCCCACGAGCCAGTAGCGTAGTCCAGGATCATCGCGGCCAGCCAGATTACCACGAGCCAGCCTGTCCACCCCCAGAAAGCCGTCATGCCGGCCAGCACGGCCGAGATGGCCGCTTTCAGCTCCATCGCTTTGCTTGGTGCATTCATGCTTTACCCTCCTTTGCATTGTCAATCATCCGCTGGCACACGATCATCGCCTGCAGCGCGTCATACGTGACGTTGAGCTCGTGCTTGCCGTCTCCCTGCAGCGCGCCGCGGTCGATAAGCCGCTGCGTCTCCTCGCGTGCCCATGCGGGCACGTCGTCCAGGCTGTAGTAGCGCGGGTTGCGCGCCTCGGCGTAGCGCATGCCGATGATTGCGCCACGGATCATGTCATCACTGACATTGAGGTCGCCGCTGGTGTCGCCCTGCAGCGCGCCGGAGTCCACCAGCTGCGCCGCCTCCTCGCGGTAGTAGCTCGGCATCTCGCCGATGCTGTGGTATCTGATCATATCGTCGTCCTCCTCGACTGTATTTTTTGCGGCCATCGCCTCGGCGACGGCGGCCCGAAATCCGTCCATTGTCAGCCCAAACGCCCGCCACAGGTGTGTGGGGTCTGCGTGCGCGCTGGCGATGCCTCTTGCCGCGCCCTCTGCGTGGCTGATGATCACGCCGTCGGCCAGCGGGTCGAGCGCGTACTGCGTGCACAGTTGCGCGAAAAGCTCCACGGCAGCGGCATACGTCCCGCGCACGTGCGCCTCGGTCGCAGCCGGGTCAAGGTCGCGCCAGCTTGCGCCGCCCGTGTAAGCGATGGACGCAGGCTCGGTCATCTCGATGCCGATGTGCGTCGCGTTCGCAGCGCCGCCGCAGTGCCATGCGCGCATGGTGTACGGCAGCGTCTGGTAGTACGTGCCGTCACGCTGGATAAAACCGTGCACGCAGACCGACTGGCCGCCCGGCTGGTACTGGTTGTAGTACCGCGCCATCACGGCCGCGTTAGGCTGTGGGCAGCCGATACTGTGCAGCATCAGCCCCCGCGGCGTCAGCGGCGCGCCGATCTGGTAGCACTTGTTTCTTGTTGTGAATGCCTCGATGATGTCCATGTGTTGTTACCTCCTCACGTTCGGTGCAGCCTATATCGCCCGCTTTGCAACGCAGACTTGCCGCCGTCCTCCTGCTGCACCCACACGCCATCCACTTTTTTATACACCTTCGCGGCCCGCGCATACGCGCCGTCCCGCTTGACGTAGAGTGGGGCTGAGTCCGTTTCAATGTCCTCGTAGGTGACCTCAAGATATACTTGGGTAATCCTATTCTGGAAATTATCATTTTTCGAGCTATCTTTGCTTCCTTTCAAAAATATATTGGCCCGAAAAAACGTTGTGCCCAATGAAAAATCGTTAACGACCAATTCGGTTGGGATGATTTCCTGCAAGGCGCTATTGATATAAGTGAATTCAGACGCGTTCCATTCACGCGCATAATCGGCATAAGACGACGTAAGCGTGCCACTTAAAGAACTGTCGGGTGATACCATACTAGCATCAATCGGCGCGCCATCAAATAAAATGCCCGATCCCTCAAGCAAAATATCTCCCGAAGTTCTGCGCGTGTCGGCGCTGGCACTGGAGGTCGTTTTTGCAATAAAGTGCATCTTAACGCGAAGTATCTTAACCGGTGTGTTCTTTTCCCACTTAAATACAACAGTGGCGTTGCCCGTTCCGGACTTTGATGAGATCGCTTGAAAAATGTAACTTGCGTCGTTGTCGGCAACTTCTTCATTTATCAACGAATAATAGCTGTCTCCGGCTGATCGTCTTAAAGTGTATGCCGTAGTGCTTGGATAGTCACCAGTCGGCCTGAGAATTACTGTAGGCACGCAATCACCTCGCTTTTGAGCACGTCCTTTTGCAGCAGCCGACTGTCGATCGTTCCCGGGGCCTTTGTGGACTGCTTCGTACACAGCTGCCGGATGTAATCGCTTCTGTCCGCATAGCTGATCTGACAGGCAAAGACATAGACCCCGTTGACCCGGCGGTTCATCGACCCAAGAACTTTTTCATTGCCAACAAGGATGTCGTTTCCGTCCACTCGAACACCGTAGAGATACTTCGACATAATCCCTTTAATCTTATCGAGCATGTACGCAGTCCCCACGTCAATCGAATCCGGAACAATAATCGCAAAGCTAAGATCTTCCGGGCCGCTCACGATTGTACCTCCGAGGTAGTTCATGTCATACACACGCACGCCGAGTTTTTCGCAAAGCGCCCGGTCAATCGGATCGCTTCCATGCCAAACAAATACTTCGTCGGCCGTCGGGATCCACAAGGACGGGACCTTGGCAACAACTGCGGCCTCAACTCGACTCTCGATGTTATCCATGGTCGTCTCATGAATCTCTATGCCACAGTGCTTGATAAGGTACTCGCGCTTATCCTCAAAATAATCATTCAGATCGGCATACCCGAAATCCGTTAAGTCGAGTACAGCGGGGCCGCCGGATAGCCGCAAAGAGAGATATTCTTTTTCCGCCCGTATTGCCGCTTCGATCATGTCGTCACCCCATATCCAGATAGATGTCCCCGTCCGCGCCCAGACTTGCATCCGGCGCGCCAGACCCGGTATACACCGTCGCGAACGTCACTGTGCCCGTCACGGCAGAACCGGTCTTGTCGTGTGCCGTCACGCCCGCGAGCAGCTTATCCGCCGCCACGCTATCGCCGGTCAGATCGATGAGCACGCGCGCATTGTATACGATTTTGTTGACTGCCATGCGTCATCACCCGATCGTTACGGTCGTGCCGCCCGCTTCGTTCGCGGCCTCGACGTAGGGGATCGCTGCCACTGTCACGCTCGACAAGTAGTCATACCCGCTGTCCGGCTGCACAACCTGCTGCGTCGTCCCCGGTGTTGCAGTCTTGCTCTGTGCTTTGATCGCCGCACCGGAATAGCTGCCCTCCACGCCGAGGATGGTCACGCCCGCTTTGATGTTGCCCGCGATGATCTTTGCCTGCTCGGTCGAGCTGATGCCCACCTTGCCGCTGCCGTTGTGGTAGCCCGCAGGGACAGTGTACTCGCCCGCTTTGGTGGCGATCGTGCCCGCCACGGCGCCGCGATTCGGCATCGTGCCGGTCTTCTTCGCGCCCTTCACATACGCCGTCTTGCCGAGCAGAATTTCGCCCTCCGCGGCAGTGGCGTCGCCGGTGTTGGCGTCATACGCGCAAGTGCCGGTGATCTCCTCGCCGTCCTTCCCGTGCGCCGTGATACCCGCCAGCAGTTTGTCCGCGGCCACGGTGTCGCCGGTCAGGTCGATCAGCACATTGCCGCCATAAATAATTTTACTGTATGCCATAGTCAGCCTCCAACGATAAAAGTTACGCCGCCAGCGGCGTTAGGGATCTCCCGCGTCGGGATCATATCGATGCGCACATCGTCGCGCATCGTCTTGCTTCGCGTTGGTAGCCTCTGCGCCGTGATCAGCGGCGTCACGTCATATGCGCCGTCGTAGTAGTCCGCAGCGCCGTCCACGCGCTGAAAATTGTCAAACGTCAGTTCAAGCGTCTGATCCCCTGCGGCCATGTTCAGCTCCAGCGTCTGTCTGGTCTGCTTAAATGCCACATCGATCCGCAGCATCAGATCACCCCATCCTTGAGGATGCGCTCGGTAGGCACGGTATACACCCGCGTTGCAAGCGCCTCGCCGCCCGTCGTGCGCACGCGCATCTGCAGCTCTGTCCTCGTGTTTTGCGACAGTTTGAGTGTTTCCTCCTGCGTCAGGTGTAGTGTCACAGTGCTACCGGCGCACGTGCAGTCCGCCAGAGCCTTGTCGATCACCACACTGCCATCCTGCGCAAACGTGATATATCCGGCTGCGATCTCGTCAGTCAGCATCGGCAGCGTAAACTCAAATGTCGGCGTAGTGCCACGTATCACGATGTTTCCCTCCCTTCAAGTCACGCCGTCCTCTACTTGTACTTGCCGATGACGTGATAGTGTATCTGCGGGCCTGTAATCGTGGTGCTTGCTGACAGCCGCACCGTCATGATATTATCCATGCCGCTTCTCCTTTCTTATGCCGTCCGCTTCCACACGTACACAGACAAGTACGGCGGCATGTTATTATGTGCTCCGCCGTTGCCAACGCTGGACGTGTAGCTGCCAACCGCATAATACGTGCTGTCAGACGGGCCATCCGGGTAGTTGCCGGGCGCGGAGTGGTCAGCAGCTCCAGCATTAGGGAAGTACACCGCGTGGTTGTGGCTCGGCATCTCGCTTGTGGTAAGCGTGTGTGTCGCCTCTCCGCCGGTTGTGCCTGCTTTGTAGGTCGTGCCAGCAGCCAACAGAAATCTGTCCTTGATCTGTACCCACGTACCGCCGAACAGGGTCTTCGGGTTCGTGCTGTTTACGCTTATGTAGATGGCGCCGACCGGATACACCTTGTCGAGAACCGTACTGACATCGGCTCCGCCTGAGCTTGCGCCGATATCGGATTTGAGCTCCGCTGGTGTCCGGTAGTACACCCAGCCGCTGTCATCCAGCACAGCAATTTTACCGGGTACGCGGCCGAGGTCGGTTGCTGCCGTCGTCTGCAGCCACGTGCCGGTAAAATACCGCCCGGATACATTGCCCGTAAAAGTCCCGCCTGATTTGTCCATCTTGCCGGACAGTGCCGCCTTGACGAGCTGGATCAGCTTTTTTATCGCTGCACTTCCGCTTGTCTGCATAAGTCAGCCCCCCGTCAGATGGAATTCCAGAGCGTCTGCACCTCGTCCGCAGTCAGCTCCGTCAGGTCGACCGTGCCCGCAAGCACGTCCCACTTGTAGCTTCCGCTGCCAGCGTCCACACACACGACGTTCGTGCCCGCGCCGTAGCTGTGTCCTGCGCCCTCGACGAATGCCGCCGTCGTCGTGAAGGCATCGCTGACGTTGTACACCCAGCCCTTGTTTCCGGCCGCGGCCGTCGGCAAAGACTTGAACGCGATCGACCCCTTCGGCGTGTACACACCGGTGATCGCGCTACTGATGGCGGCCCGCACCTGATCGGCCGTCTGCAGGCCGGATACCTTGTTGTCTACGTAATCCTTCGTCGTTGCGTCGTTGCCACCCGTCGGCGTGCCGACAGCGAACCGTGAATAGTGCGATTTTCCGTCGCTACTCAAGCTGGTAATTCTAGCTGCGTTATCTCCGGAACAGTTAATGAAGACAGACGCTTCCTCTGCGTCGTTGTTTAGCCCAAGCGACGGGGCAAGCAGAGCAAGTCCGGAATAAATATGCCCCTCAGCGTCTATGTCGCTTTTTACTTCAAGGCTATTACCGGCGTTAATGAGGCCGTCCACTTTCAAGCTACCGGTGATCGTTCCGCCGCTTTTGTCCAGCTTTTCATCCATCGCCGCCTTGACGGCCTTGTTCTGCACGGGGTTGGCAGACCCAGCGTCCAGCGCTGCATCCACGGTGGTCTTGGTCGCACCCGCCTCGATGCCGTCCAGCTTCGTCTTGTCCGTCGCCGACATCAGGCCCGCCGCGCTCGTCGTCGCGTTTGTCTTATCAGCCTTGTTGTTGAGCGCCGTTTTCACCAACTGCATCAGCTTGTTCAGGGCGTTCTGCCCTGCGTATTTCGTTGCCATAGTTCTCCCCCTAAGCGTTATTCCACATGTCCACGACCTCAAGGATCGTCAGCTCTTCATCCTCGTCCACCGCGCCGACGTTTTTCGGCGTCAACTGCACATTTCCTGCGTTATCCGGCAGCACACGGTTGACGCTCTGCACTGTGCCGCCTCCGCTCCCGCCGCCGCCAGAGGCCGTTGCGCCGCCAGACGAGCCGCTGCCGCCGGAGACGACGGCGCCGGTGAGCGTCTTACTGCCCCAGCCGAGCGTCAGACTGTCCTTGCCGCCGACGAGACTTGTGTCCACTTTGGACACCGTCATCACGGTGTCGATGCCGTGCGGCGGCGACACCACGCGCACGCTGTCGCCGACATCAAAAGGCTCCAGCTCCATGTCAGCGCCGGACAGGTCCGCCGCGCTGACCTCGATGCCGCGCGACAGGCCGCAGTTTTGCGCAAGGTACGTGGCCGCGGCCGCCTTGAGCGCAGCCGCATCGTCCGTGTCCACGCGCAGCGTGCCGTCAATGCGGCCATACAGCGCCTCGGCGTCAGCGTTGATCAGATACGGGATCCCGCCGTTTACGCTGCCGATCGTCAGCCCGTCTTTGCCGACTGGGTAGACGCGCGTCAGCAAGCTCGCGCCGTCGATTTTGTCGGTAAGATCTAGTAAATTTTTACTGATATCCACCTGCTGCGTGCACATATGGCGATAGCTTTTGTGCACATCCAGGTATACGTTGCCGGCGGCGTATCGCAGGCGCATCGTCCCGCCGACGGCCGTCATAGCCTCCTGCAGTAGCGCCAGCGTAGATACATACTCTGCATGCTGCACGGACAGCTTCGGCAGCGTGGAGTCCACCGTGCCAAGCAAGATCTTGCGCGCAGGTGCGCACGCGGCGTTATACTGCGTCAGCAGCGCCGTAACGTAGTACGTCACGGTGTCCTCCGTCATCACAAATGGCGGCTTGCGGATATCGGCGAGCCACAGCATGGCGCCGTCCACGCTGTAGGTGCGGCTGCCGCGCAGATCCGTGGAC